TATCGTGGACGAGGCGAAGGCGGTGCCGGACGGGATCTTCCAGTCGATGGAGCGGTGCCAGCCTACGCGGACGTTGCTGATGAGCAGTCCTGGTGGTAGCTCCGGGTATTTCTACGATGTATTCAGGCGGAATGATGGTAAGTGGCAGACCTTTACCGTTACCGCGTTTGATTGCCCGCATATTCGGAAGGAGTGGATCGATGATCAGTTTGCGAGATGGGGCGAGGGGCATCCGCTGGTTCGGTCGATGATCTACGCGGAGTTTATGGAGGATGACGGGAGCCTCACGGCGGTCAAAACCTCCGACTGGCAGAAGGTTGTTTCTGGCCCACCCAAGGAGGAGCTGGAAGGGCACCGGCTGACGGCGGGTTGTGATTTCAGCGCGGGCGGGGATGAGAGCGTGATGGTGGTGCGTCAGGGTAATACGGTTAAGGGGCTGGTCCGCTGGAGGGATAAGGACACGATGGCCAGCGTGGGCAGGTTCATATCGGAGTTCAGGAAGTGGAAATTGAAGGCTGAGGATATTTATGCGGATGTGGGTGGGATGGGTGTGGTGATGTGTGATGCGCTGAGGGCGGAGGGTTGGGATGTGCGGCGGGTGAACTTTGGTGAGCGGGCCATCCGGGATGATCAGTTCGTGAATCGTGCGGCGGAGATGTGGATTGAGTTCGGGCGGATGGTGGAGGAGGGTAAGGTGAATCTGGGACCGGTGGGGACGGATGAGGTGCTGTTGCAGCAGTTCGTGAGCCGGAAGGTGCGGACGAATGGGAAGGGGAAGCTGACGCTGGAGGGGAAGGATGAGCTGCGGGCGCGTGGTGTGAATAGTCCTGATCGGGCGGATGCGGTGGTACTGGCTTTCTGTGGTGGTGGTGGGAAGCGGATGGATGAGTATTTGAGGGCGGTGAACGAGGATGGGCGGAGTTTGATGGAGAGGTTGGAGGATGAGATTGGCCCACTAGAGCATAGCGAAAAAGGGGTTGCGCTTGCTGGATGTGATGTTGGGGGGTAGGAAAGGACAACGATTTTATGATGAGCGATAAACAGCGGAATGCGTTGCAGGGCCAGATTGTCGAGGCTGTGAGCCAACGCAGTCCGTGGGAGCTGAGGCAGACGAGGTGGTATGAGTTACGCCACAATGGGTTGCGCCGTGTGAATAAGCCCTGGCCGAAGGCGGCGGATCTGCATTGGCCGCTCATTGATACGGCGATTGAGAAGCTCAAGCCATTGTTCCTCCAGCAAGCTCTGGGTATGGATGTTGTGGCCAGCTTTGTGCCGATGCGCCAGCAGTTGAATGCGTATACGAAGGTGGCCGAGGATTGGTTCAATTATAAGAACGGTGGATTTGCAGGATGCGGACTGGGCGGTGCATGTGATGCCGATGAGTGTTCCGGCTTACAAGCGGGTGGCGGCTCAGCTTGGGTGGAAGAGCGATGCGAAGACGATTGAGAAGATCCGTGGGAACCCGCAGCAGGATGATAACATTCCGGGGGCGGCGACCGAGGATGATGCGAAGCAGTTGCGCGAGGGTATTACTTACACCACGAACACGGATGGCGTGATTGTTTGGGAGGTTTATAGGAAGCGGGATGACGGGGTGTGGGAGGTTTATACTTACAGCCCTGCGGCGGTGGATCTTGATCTGCGGGACCCGATGGAGTTGCCGTATGAGCATAACCAGTTGCCGTTCGTGGACTTCCCGTATGAGATCAAGGACAAGGGCTGGTTCAGTCCAAGAGGCGTGTGCGAGATTCTGGCGGCGTTCGAGCTGAGCATGACCGCGATGTGGAATCATAAGCATGACGCGATGACGCTGTATAACCGCCCGCTGTTCCGTGCGGAGCGGGAGCTGCCGAATAGCATCAATCTGCGGTTCCAGCCGGGGCAGATTTTGCCGTATGGCGTGGCTCCGGTGCAGATGCCGCAGCCTCCGGTGAGTTTTGATCAGGAGCTGAATCAGACGCGGGCCATTGCGGAGAACCGGATCGGTAGCCCGGATTACGCGATGAGCAGCGCGATGAGCAGTGGTGGTGATCTCAGGACGGCGACCGAGATCCAGAGCATCAACGCTCAGTCGATGCAGAGCGGGGATTTGCGGGCGCGGCTATTCCGCATGGCTCTGGGCAAGCTGTACCGACAGGCGTGGGGCTTGTATGTGCAGTATGATTCCAAGAGCTTGCGCTATCGGTTCGCCGAGGACTCGCTGGATGCGGACCCTGTGGCCCTCCATGATCAGTACGAGCTGGAGCCGAAGGGTGGAATGGACATGGTGAGCCGCCAGATGATGGTTCAGCAGGCCATCAGCCGTAAGCAGTTGTTTATGAACTCGCCCTGGGTGGATCAGGTGGCGTTGGACAAGAGCATCATGGAGCTGGATGACCCGAGTTTGATCAAGAAATTGATCCGTGATCCGGGTCAGAAGGCCCAGGACGAGCTGGAGGACGAGACCAAGACGATCCCGACGCTGTTGGTGGGTATTCCGGTGCCCGCGAAGCCGGGGCAGAACTACGCTGGGCGCATTGGGGTGCTGATTTTATGATGCGTTTGGACAGCCTCTTGCAGGCTTACGAGCAGGTGGCGACCAATGAAGCGCGGAAATTGCGGAAGGAGATCCAAACATTCCTTACGAGCAGCGGTCTCCTTCCTAGTCAGCAGCAGCAACAAGCTCAGGCGATGGCTCAGCAGCCTCAGATGTGATGAATTTTTGCAAAGACTGCCAGTTTTTCAGTGCGGATAAGACCTGCCGCAGGTATCCGCCCAGCAGTAGACCCAGTTGCTGGCCTACTATGAAGGATGAAGACTGGTGCGGTGAATTCAAAGCCATGAACAACCCAATCGTGACTACCGTGGTGGTGCAAACCGCACCGAAATTGCCGGATGAACCGCGACCGATCATCATGGAGGCACTCGAAGAGGGTGTTGCCCCGAAGATTCGGTTCCAGAAGTCCAAGAAACCGGAAAGCTTGAAGGATATTCAGGCTTCGCCATTGTTCTCGGGAGGACAGGCTTGATATGGCTGAATACCAAGGCAAGAAAGTCACTCTGAACAAGCCCTTCTACACTCCGGGTGAGAAGAAGAAGAGTGCGGTTTATGTCAAGAACCCGAAGGGTACGGTCATCAAGGTGCGATTCGGTGATCCCGACATGAGCATCAAGAAATCGGACCCGGAACGGCGCAAGAGCTTCCGTGCGCGGCATAATTGCGACACGGCAAAAGATCCAACCAAGCCAAGAACGTGGTCCTGCAAGGCGTGGGGGATTGCAATCCTTGGTGCATCATCTATGATGTCCATGTGCAACCTATTGAAACAAACAATCAGCGGATAAAAATCGGTCGCTGGAACTACTTCGACCTCAAATGCATCACATGCGAATCCAGAATGATGGTTCGGGTTGATGTGGTTAGAGTTCTCGACAAAAAGCAAAAGCCATGGAGGTGTGTGAAGTGCGTTTCGTCTGAATACCTTACAAAGCTTTCGACAAGACATGGGAAGTACGGATCTGGATCATACAGATCGTGGAGAAAAATGAAGGACAGGTGCTTGAACCCTATGCACGTTCATTCCAAGAACTACCTTCAAAGAGGGATTGAAGTTTGCGAAAAATGGATGTCTTTTGAAGGGTTCTACGAAGACATGGGTGATCGGCCAAATGGCTGGAGTTTGGATCGAATCGACAACTACAAGGGATACTTCAAGGAAAACTGCCGATGGATTCCGTTGCGGGATCAGTCTAAAAACCGTAGAGATAGCAAGAAACCTTACACTCCACCTCAGCTTCCAACATGAAGAAGAAATCCAAGTTCAGTAAACTGGCCAACGAACTCCGTAAGGAGGGGGCCGATGATCCCCGCGCACTTGCTGCCTATATCGGTCGCAAGAAGCTGGGGGCCGCAGAGTTCATGCGCCGCCAAGCTGCCGGTCGAAAGAAAGCCAGCAAGTAAATGATCAGCTTCTTCGCACGAGTCCGTACCGCGTGGACATTTGCGCGGCATCAACGATGGGTCGATCCGCTTCCTTGGCGCAAGGAGGACGCGATCACGCTCAATAATTTCTTCAATAGCGATACTGGCAAACGATTCAGGGACGCACTGTTAAACACTGTGCTTATGCAGAATGCTTCTGCGATAACTGATAGAAACCATTTGCAATATTCGTCAGGCTTTGCAATGGGTCAGGCCAGTCTTGTGAAGGTCATCGAAGTGATGGCCGATCAGGAATCAATTACGGGGCAGGATGATGATCCAGATTCTGCCACGAACACATAGGATCAAAGTTGCGGTTGCCGGTCTGTGCGGACCAGCAAACGAGTAAAAGCACAATATGTCAGACGAATCAATGAGTGCAGATGGCCTACTCGCGTTGGCCAGAGATCACGATGCCGGTGTCGATATTGACAGCCAGCCAAGGGAGCAGACTCCAACATCAAACGAGTCAGCTCCGGTTGAGCAGGAATCCTCTAATGAGGTGACCGCCAGCAAAGAGTTCGATGGTGGCGAGAAGGAAGTAAGCACGAAGTCAGAGACGGAACCGAAGGCGACAAAGACCGAGCCGAAGGTTGATAAGGAGAAGAGCAAATTCGCTCAGGAACAGAACCGAAAGGCGAAGTCCTGGGAACAAATCAACGCTGAGAAGGAGGCCCTCAAGGCTGAGCGCGAAGCGGTGAGGCGTGAGCGTGAGGAATGGAGCAGGAGCCGGGAGCAATCCAAGGCCACCGAAACCAATTCTCATCGGGACGAGAAGGGCTATACGGCTGATGACTACGAGGCTGCGGCCAAGGAGTTTGAGGCTGATGGCGATTCTCAGTTGGCCAAGGCAGCGCGAGCCAAGGCTGATAATGTCCGCAAAGCGGCTGGTGAAAGACAGCAGAAGGTTCAACAGGAGCAGTTCCAGAAGTCATGGGCTGAAAACTACGGCAAGCTGTCCGAGAAGGAGGCTTGGCTGAAAGATCAGAACAGCTCTGAGTACAAGCGTACTGTTCAGCTTCTGAATAATTTCCCGCTGCTCACTGCGACTCCTGATGGACTTGTCCACGCTGTCGAAATTGTGAAGCTCCAGAATGCAGCCGAACGGTCTCAGTCGATGGAAGCCGAGAACAAGTCTCTGAAAGAACAACTCAGTAAGCTCCAGCAGAAGACCGCTATTGGTAAAAGCGTACCGGCAGGACAACTCAAGGCTGAAGAGAAGGATTTCTCCAAGCTATCCCTGAAGGAGCAAAGGGAGGCGCTCTTAAGAGCCGCCAGAGAGTTCGACCGGGACGAAGGCTAATAGCACAACCACAACTCAAATATGCCCATCACTACTTCCGGTTCAACCGGCATTCAACTCCAGTTCCAGAACTACTTCAGCAAGGAGCTGCTCTCGATCGTCCAGCAGGAGACGATCCTCGATCAGTTCGGCATGAAGGCTCCGATCCCCAAGAACAATGGTAACAAGGCCATCACGATGTTCCGCTTCGGAGCGCCGAGCATCGGCAGTGTTCAGAACCTCACCACCGCTGGTGAAGGCACGGCCATCAGCTCCGCCAACTACCGCTCCCTTGTTCTCAACAGCCTGAGCAAGACGCTCTCGCAGTACGGTCAGGTGATCGGTTTGACCGACATCCTCCGCGCCACCGACCTGTTCAACAGCTTGCAGCAGTCCACCAAGACCTCCGGTCTGGACATGGCCCTGTGGGTTGACTCGGTGATCCGCAACACGCTGATTGGTTCTAACCTCACTGCCAGCAACGGTTCCATCG